CTGCTCTGACATACGCAAAGAACTACGCAAAGTGGTCCGCTGCGCGTGAGTATTGTGAAGACAGGCAGATGAACTTCTTAATACTTACCGAAGATCACTTAGGAGTATAACAATGGCAACTGGTTTTTCAACAATCCAGCGTAGCACAGTCAACAAAGACCCTGGATACAAAACACTCTTTGAAAGAGTAACAGCAGCAACAGGAGGAGAAAAGAAGTCTCTTACTTGGTATAGAAACGCTGTAAAAGCAGAAGCAAGCAAATATAAAAAGAATTTCAACAAATATATCTTAGACGAACGTAAAGATCGTGCTGGTGCTGCTAAAGAACAAGACAAAAATGAACTGCGTAGATATACAGTAGCAGGTCATCTGTATATGTTTGAGTATAAGGCAAAGATGAAGTGGTTGCCTTACTATGACAGATTCCCTCTAGTATATGTCATCAAAGCACCAGGCAAGGATGAATTCTGGGGTGCTAACCTACACTACCTCTCTCCTAAGAAGAGACTGATTATCACTAAGAAACTAATGCAAGGTAGAGTTGACATACCTAAGGTATGTTTCCATAAATATCTATCAGCACATGTAGATGGTTTGTTTTTAGATCTTGCTGCTGATGAATGGGATACTGCCATTCTTCTACCAACAGAAGATTATGTGAAAGATATCAATGGAATGACTTTCCCTATCGACAGGCAGACTGTTTGGGAAGAAACCGATGAGAAATTCTACGATAAAATCACAGGTAGGAGAGCAGTGAAAGGATACGGCACCAAACAATCTAAGGAGATGGCAAAGTAATGAGTGCATTAGGATTAAATAACGGACCATTAACTTATAAACCACCTATTGGACCTGGATACCAGGGAGAGATAAAGGAGGTAAAAGATAAGAAACTTGATGGTTCTGAAGTCACAACCAAATATAGATTTGAAAATGGTGAGTGGAAAAGACTGACTGAAGATGAAGCAAAGCAAGATACTATTTTATCTACAACTGGCAAGAGTCTTCAACCAACTGCTAACTCTACTTCAGCGAGTCTAAGATATCCAAAGAAGAATGGAATTGCAGAAGACAGTCACTATGTTTTATTTGAATTCTATGAATATGTACCACCATTTAGAAACAATGCTGTTTCTGGTGGTGTATCTTCTAATGTATATGACTACAACCAGGCGACTGAATACAATAAGAAACCTTCAGATCAGTTCAAAACAATTGCATTGTACATGCCAGAAGATATTTCTACTGGATTCAAAGGAAACTGGGGAGGTAAAGCACTTTCTAACATAGCAAGAGATGCATTATCTGCTGCTGGTGGAGCATCATTAGCAGATAAAGTGCGTGGTGTTGGAGAAGCAGCAAACCGAGCATTCAATAATCTTGGTGTAATGACAGCGGCAGCTGCTACCACAAAATCAATCAAAAAAATTACAGGACAACAGTTATCTAATAATGATTTGTTTGGTGCTATCTCTGGTGCAATTCTCAATCCTAATGCAGAATTGTTATTTGATAGTGTTGACATGAGAAACTTTTCATTGAATTTCTTGTTAGTTCCTCGCCACAAAGATGAAGTAGCAGATATAAATGAAATTGTACAGCAGTTTCAAATGGCAACTCTTCCCACTAGAGATCCAGGAACTGTGTTTGGACAAAACAATGCTTCTATTAAATCTAGTTTCATTGGTGTTCCTTCACTGTGCAAAGTGACATTCATGGTAGGTGGAAGTGAAAATACTGTTTTGCCTAAGTATAAAATGTGTGCAGTGACATCACTTGATGTAAGTTATACTCCTGATAATGTTTATGCAGTCTATGAGAACGACCAACCAGTCGCTATTAAATTATCGCTTTCATTCCAAGAAACAAAGATCTGCTTTGCAGAAGAAGTCAAAGACGGTACTGTACGATAATGTATTTTTCTATTGTTCCCAACATCTCCTACGACGAGAAACCAATTAGTTATCCTTTCTCAGAGTCAGACTATGTGACTGCTAAGAATTTCTTTCGTAGGTATAGAATCAACGAAGATGTATTCTCTAATGCTGTTATATTCAAGAAGTATGCTATCGTAGAGGGAGAACGTCCAGACACCGTAGCAGACAAAGCATATGGAAATCCATTTTATGATTGGATTATACTGTTGACTAACAACATGGTACATGCACAGTTTGATTGGCCAAAGACAAACTATCAGTTGTATAAAGAACTAGAAGCAAAGTTTGATGATCCTTATGGAACCATCCATCACTACGAAACCTATGAGATTGCACAATACTCTGCAGGATTGCGTGTTGATGAACAATTTTATAATTCTACGCACAAAATCAATTTAAATGGAGCAATTGTGACAAAAAATGGTAACGAGATTTGCCGTCCCGTTACCATTGCTGAATGGTTTACTACTGAGAATGAAAAGAAGAGAGAAATATACCTCCTTAAACCTGCATATGTTCAATCATTTGTAGATGATTTCAGAAGACAAAATCTCTACAAAAAAGACGCCAACTATATTAGTCAGCGTCTTAAGAAAACTGGTTGATCTTTTTTAGCAAAAAATTTGCGGAAAAATTTTTTCCAGATTTATGTAATCGTTAATCGAAATTTGAAATGATACGCTTACACTGCTTCAAGTTTTTCTTGCAGTAGTTGTGAACATAACTGTCAACATCTGTGCTCATAGTGTAGTGAGCGTGGGTGTGAAGTCCCTGAACTAAAATCAGGAACCCCACGACCAACAGGTTGAACTGAGTGACTGGATGAAGTAATACCTTCAGGTATTTCATCAGTCCTCTTCAGCGAGACGAGCGAAGTAGGACAGGGCATCGTCATCATCAACAACTGCCTCTTCCTTCACAGGAGAGGGAGCAGCAGAGACACGCGAGCGGAACGACGAGGGTTCAGGAGCAGCAACAGGCTCATACTCCTCGTCATCCACAGAAGGAACAGCAGTGCGCTGGGTGATACCAAGCACCATGTTCAGGCGACGCTCAAGATCCTCGTAGGACTTGAACTGGTCCTTGTTAGTGAATGCCTCAAGCGAATGCTCGGACTTCCAGATCGCTTCGAGTTCATCATCATCTGCACTGAGAGCAGAGACAGAATCAAACTCAGAAGAATCATAGTTCCAGTAACCTGCAACCTTCTTGATCTTCAGTTTGAAGTTAGCACCTTCCCAAAGATCAAAGACATTCACAGGGGTCTCGTCTTGGAACTCAGGTTGCATAGCAGCAAGGATCTTGTCATGGATCTTCTTGCCATACTTGTAGAGAAACACCTTACCCTCGTTCTCAGGGTGCTTAGGATCCTTCACGACATAGATGTTGCTGTAATACTGGAGCTTACGCTTCTGCTTACGAGCAGTCTCTTTGTCTTCATCACTACCGCTGTTCCAGAGAAGGCGGTTCACTTCACCAACGGGGTCCTTCTCGTTGAGAGTAGTAAGGGAGTTCTCGATGTACCAACCACCAGGACCTTGGAAGGCGTGGGAGTACAGTTTCGCCCAGGGGATAGTCTCACCTTCAGGGGCGGGGAGGAAACGGATAACAGCATACCCGTTACCAGAAGCGTCAACCTCTGGTTTCCAGAAACGGTCATCAACGTTCTTGCCGCTGGATGACTTTTCAAGTTCCTTCTGGAGGAAGTCAAAGTTGTTCTGGGATTTACGCTTCAGATCTGCAAAAGACATAGGATTTTCTCGGATTAGTTTGGATTTGGTCTGTGATGCCCTATCACTCAGTCATTATAACAGGCACAGCGTCGGGCGTCAATCCGCTGTGCCACTTTGGAGTTTGTCCTTCATGACTTGGACTTTCTCCAGCAGTTCGTCAAACATCTGCTCGACGGTGGTGCCTGGTGTGGCACCCAACATAATAATACCCTGCTTCATGGTCTCTAGGACAGAGACTGCTTCAGGATCGTCACTCAACTTAATACGGAAGTAGAAAGTTTTTTGCTTCTCGATCAGCAGTTCAAGTTTCTCAAAGTATTCCATCTTCTTCTCGTCATCGAGAAGAACAAAATTCATAGCAGATCTAAAGCAGAACTGCTGTAGTTCCATCATCTGTTGGATGTCACCTCGGACTAATTCTGATTGAAAGAAGCTCATACTAGCATCAACTTTGCACGACTGGTTTTCTTCATGAAGTTGAGTTGCTGTGCCTCGTAACGGAGTTTTTCCTTCAGAGGTTTGCTAATCAACTTCGATACACTATCTATTTCAATTTCATTCATCTCACAGTAGTGGATTACCGAATCAATATAATTCATATCGGGATTGTGCAATGCAATCTTCTCCACTTCCTGCGAGAATCTCGCAGCGGTCATAAACTTATCCTCTAATAATTGTTTTTTCTCCATATCGTTCCTGGTATTCGTGAATGTAACTCATTAGTTTCATGAAAAATTCTTTCTTAGGTGGAAGCACCTTAACTTGAGTCTCTCCGTTTTCACAAGCAACGATTGTTACGAGTTGTTTAACACTCAACCCGTATTGTTCCTGCAACATGCAAGCATATGCAGTCTCTTGAACGAAGTAATCGTATAAGTATTTCTCACGCTTGGGTTCTGCTGCTGTCTTAAAGTCAATGATAGACAACACACCGTCGAACTCAGCGATACAATCGACACGCCCTGCCATCTCCAAATGATTAGAGTAGAGCGCCGCTTCCTGTAAGTAAATATTATTTATGCGGTCTAAAATATCCCTAGAATGCTGGAACATTAGGACTGGAAGCGGAAACTTACTGAACTTCTTGAGGTCCAGTTCATTGTTGAGGTAATCTTCTACGATAGAGTGATACTTAGTTCCTCTACTGGTAGAGCGAGAAGAAATATTGTTTGCTTTCTCCTCACCCACACGAGCTCGCCACCTTGCGATGCCCGCCATCTTTTCTTTGTTGTTGCTAATCACAGTGGTGACAGATGGAAACTTACTGCCTTCTGGAGTGAGGTAAACACGTTTGCCATCCA